GTGCAGTACACGTCCACCGTCGCGCTGGAACCGGTCGAAGAACCCGAGCCGTCCGAGGCGTTCGTGAACACCTTGGCGCGGGGGGTTTCGATGAAGCGGACCGACTCGAACGTGCCGATCTCGCCCTGGTAGAAGGGCATCGCGTTGGTGTACTGGACCGAGCTACGGAAGCCAGCCGCATCGGTTGCCGAACGGAAGTCGTACGACACGTCAGGGTGGATGTAGCCGATGTACGCACCGTTGAAGGTTGCGACGTTGGCTGCACGGAGCTGGGCCACGACCTTGCGAACGTCGTTCGCGGTGATCGTGTCATCGCTGCCGACCGTTGCACGGCTCGTCGGGTCGCTTGCGCCACCCGTTGCGTACACGACGTTCTGACCGCCGGCGAGAACGTCACGGACAACCTGGTCGATTGAGTCGCCAGCGTTGTAGCCGATGATGTTCGCAGCAGCAGCGTCAACGTCGAGGAACGACGTGCCACGGAGCTTGGCCGTGGTGACGACAGCGTTGCCATATTCAGCGAGGGTGACGGTGACCTGCGAGTCGCTCAGGGCGGTCGGGGTAACGTCGGTGACCTCGTTGAGGGTGCTGGTGGCAGCCGCAATGTCCGCGAAGATCGTGAACGTGACGGCAGAACCAGGCATGGACTGCTGGGTCGGCTGCACATCGGCAGCCTGGTCGAACAGAAGTTCCGAACGCAGAGCGAAGTACGCAAGGCGATCAAATGCTGTCTGGTCAACCGAAAGTGAGGAGGTGGTTGTTTCTCCGGCCACTTGGGTTTCCTTTCAGGGTTGAAGTGATTTGGGGGTATTCGCTACCCGAGGGCAGCTCGCGCCTCTGCCATGATCGCTTCGACCTCTGCGGGGGATTCGGCGGCGTTGATTCGCGCTGCCCAATCGACTGGTGCTTGTGCTGCGTTGGCTCCCGCAGCCACCTTGGCGGTGCGGTTCCACGCAGCCTGCTCGTCCGCACTTGCGGACACCGGCGACGGTGGGGCGATCAACTGCGCCTCAATCCCTGCTTCTCGGATGGCATCTGGAGTCAGTTCACCGTCGTAGCCCTTGACGAAATACTTGAACTTCGCATCATTCGGGTCGATGCCCGCCTTGATGAAAGCGTTCTCTCGTTTGGCTGCGAGCAGTTCCTCACGCTCTTTTCTCAGAGCAGCAAGTTCCTTCTCCAGTTTCTTGTTCACATTCCGCAAAGGGTTGCGGTCTGTAAAGTCGTCATCCTCGTAGTCGAAATCTTCGATCTGGGACATATGGCACTCTCCTTTTTGCCCTCACCACGGCGGAGGACCGTGATGGCTGCATAGTTGTTGGTCGCCCCTTATACACAACCAGCTAGGGGGATTACTGGTCGGTTCCTCCACTCGGGATCGTGGAGAACTTTACACATCAATCGTTGTGTGTGCAACTATCTTGCGCTTCACCCTCGCAGCACGACGACTTGAGTCCGCACTTGGGGCAACGCCAACGACAACCGACGGGGTCGTACTCGACTCCGCAGCCGTCGCATTCGATCATTCGCCAACCGTCCGCAGACCGACGACACCCTGAGCAGTCTCAGCAAAGCCACCGCCCTCTTGAAACTCTGCCTGCCGGCGACGACGACGCGCCTCGATACGTTGACGGGCAGCGGCATTGATGCCGAGAGTCCCTTCAACCTGTTCCTGCTGGGAGATCTGTTCTTCGCCACGCATAAGCGGCCTGAACAAACCTTGCTGTTCGGCAATGCGGGCGAAACCGGCCTGGAGATCCGACGGGGCAATACCCTCGGCAGCGATGCGTTCCGCAAACGACGCAGCCTCGGCAGCCGTAGCACCAAGCGTAATACCGCCAGCCTGCTTGGCAATTCCAGCAACCTGGGCGGCCTCGGCCTGACGTACCAACTTTTCTGCACCTCGGGTTGGGTCAAGAAAATACGCAGCAAGGTTGGATTCATCAATGTCGTAGAGATCCTTGAACTGCTTGATCACTTCTGGCGGTGCAGTTTTGACAGCGTTGAAACCTTGGACGATGCGACGGTTCATTTCAGCAGGCTGAATGTTGTTTTCAAGAATCTTCTCAAAGTCGGTTGTTTCGTCATACGACCAGTCGGGCATTCCATAAGCCTTGAACAAATCGCGGTAGGTCTGCTCCAAACTGACATACTCAGCCGGCGACAGTTCCGGCAAGCCTTTTTCGATTCGCTTGGCATTGGCGGCGAAACGAGTCTTGTACTGGGTCGTTTTCTTTAGTTCAATCGGAACCATTGCCGGCGCAAGATCCTGCCCGAACTCCACGATCTTGTCGATGGCCACACCCAACAAAACATCAAGATCTTCTTGCGAAAAATACGGCTTGAGATAGTCCGTCAAAATCTCGGCCATCGGTCGCGCAGACGCTCGCGCCGCCCTTTTCGCTGCCTCTGGGTCTGGCGCAGGCGGGGCAGGTGGCTCAATCGGAGTTTGACTTGCCGGTGGCTGAACAATCGGAGCAATCGTTCGCGGCAGTCTGACAAACTGAGGTTCTTCTTCCTCCACGGTTTGAGTGCCGCCGCCCGTAGGTTGTTCAACTGGCGGTGTCTCTGCAACAAAAGGACGGTTCAGCGGAATGCCACCACTCGCCAAAGCTGCTGCCGCCTCGGCCTCGGCTGCGGTCATTACCGAAGTGGTCGTAGGTGCTGGTGCCGAAGTGCCTCCAACTGTCCCCAAAAATCCACCAACACCGTCAAGGTTCAGCGCGGCCCAGTCAATGTTGCTGAACGTGTAATCAGTCCTGTCAATATTGGACATTTACTGCACCTTTCCGAACTGGCGCAAAATCTGCTCGCCAACCTGAACAGCCAAACCTGCTGCTTGGTTCGTTTTATCCCACCCGTAAATCGGGTCCGTACGCAGCGTTTTCTCCCACTCGCCCAAAGTCATCTGACGCTTCTTGCCGTCAGCATCCACCATGCCCAAAGCCTTTTGGAACTTCGTGTCCTTCATGTCAATCATGTTCGGATTTGTCTCAAGCATCCGTGCGGCGGTCTGGACGTACGGCTCTGCAATATCTGCAACCGAATAGCCTCGGTCCAACAAATCGCCAACGTCTGCACCGTACATAGTCTTGACGAAACTCTTGACTTTTGACTCATACATATCTTCGGTCATTGTCCCCAACGCAATGTTCGAGATGGACTGGTTGACAAAATCCGATCCAGGGTTGTAGCCGTAACGGGCATTCACGTCATTGACTCTTTGTGCCACGCCACCCTGACGCAACTGGTCAATCGCACCTTGGCTGCCACCTTTGACAATGATGGCGGCAACACCGTTCTCTTGGGTCGGAGCAGACGCACCCTCTCGGAGGGTCTGCCTCGCCCACGGACGCAGCTGCTCCGGTGACAGCACAACACCAAACTTGGACAAGGCATAATCCTTCATTGACTGGACTCGGTCGTCAATTTCCTTCTGGGCAGTAGAACCAGGTGTGCGTTCCTTGACATCCCACGCCCGCGTAAAATCGTTGCGTTCCTGCCACCACTTGCTCGAGCGGATCTTGGCATCGAATGCGTCCTCGGATATTTCCTTTCGCGCCAACTGACCCATCGCCGCATCCACGTCAGGATCGATACCGATGTATGCCGAAACCCAACCGTATTCCTGCTGAAGAATCTGCTTGCCACGTTCCGTCAGACCGCCCTCTGGCGTGGTTTCTTCCTTGCCGGCAATGAACTTGTTGTATCGCTCAACACGCTTCGCTCGAGGTGCCATCCCCTTGACACCCTTGGCCGACAAATATTCATTGACCGTCTTGAACGATGTTCCGAATTGCTGATTGACAACAGTCAAAAACTCTTGCTGCAAACCTGGGGACGCTTCACCAGGCTTACCAGGTTTGGGCGGCGGGGTCGCTCCACCGCCACCACCACCGCCGCCAGCCAAATCACGCGGGGTCGGTGGCTTTCCAGTAACAACACCTCGGTCGGCGGCCTCTTCGGGCATCCTCATTCGAGGTGGGGCGGTACGGGGACCAACAGTATCTTTTGATGTCCCAGTCAAAATTGCCTGAATGTTTGTTTCGGGGCTTTCCAGCTTGTTGGTTGCCTCGGTCAATTTGGTTTTTGAGAGGTCAACTGCTTTCTTTGCCGCATTGAGTCGTTCATTGGCAATACGCTGATTGATACCAAGACCAGATTGAGCAGACTTACTTTGAGCGATTCTGATAGCGCGTTGATAATCCTCATCGGCTTGGGCCGAGGTCTTTTCAGCGTCCTTCAACGGTTTTAGGGTTTTTTCAAGAACTTTCTTATTGTCTTTTAGACCCCGTTCCAAAACGTCAAGGTCATCCAAGGAAATGGGGGATGTTTGATTAGTGAGAGGATCGGTGTAATCAACCAACCCCTCCGCAGAGGCAACCGAAAACTTTGCTTCCCTGATTGCGTCAAGTTGTGCATTTATTTCCTTGACGAGTTTTTCGATTTCTTTTTGATTTGCTCCAGCCATCAGACAGCCCCCACCAAACGCGCCAAACGATTAGCGGCCTGCAAATAGCCATACGCTTCCTGTTCGCCGCCATACTTTGTCTCAAGGGTATTCATCACAGTCGTTGTCACATCGGGTGCCGCAACAGATGTACGCGACACGGCAGCCTGCATACCAGCCTGTTGTTCTTGCGCTTGGTACAGTCGAGCGATTGTTTGCGCCTCATTGTCTTTCAGCCTGCGACCCAATGTTTCGATAGCCAAACGGTTGGCAATGACGACAATGTCATCAGCCGAAGTAACCGTCAGACGGGGACGTGCCGCCCCACCCGTCACCTTGTCTGGGCGAGCCTTGACAGCGTCAACGTACTGATCCCATCGAGTCTGGTTGATGTTTGCCTCACGCAACAATTCGGCCATCGCATACTCATCTTCACGATCAACTGCGCCAGTCGGGATTTTGCTTGTGCGGTAATACCCCTTGGCGAACAGCGTCTTGCGGAGTTCTTCACGTTTGACATCATCAGAAATGCCGTACAAAATCGTGAACGGCATACTTTCCAGATCATAGTAACCGTCTTGTTCTCTCTGTCCCGTGACGATGTTGTAGATACCAGGCTCACGGCCCGCACGGGTATAGCCAGCCGGCACACCGTAACGAGGCGTTGTGTAACCGAGGCGAGACTCCCCGCCACCCTGAGCAGCAAGCTGCTTGAAGCCGGCCTGAAGATCGGCCAGTTTCTGGTCAATCGTCGCCGTTGTCGGCGGCGGTGTCGTTGTTTCAGCCATTGGGGTCCGTGTCGCTCTCTACTTCTCGGGACAACACCCGATCATACAACCTGACAAAATCTGGGTATCTCTCACCAAGTGTCTCGCCAAGCTGGCGGAGCAACTGGCGAAGGTCGTCGTCGTCGCGGCCACCAAGGCTTGAACGGCCACGGGATTGCGCCACGCCAAGAGCCTCATCACGCGCCGTCAGGTAAATCTCAACAGCATCGCGGACAGGGTTACCCTCTAGTTCGTTATCGGTTGTTGCACGACGTAACTGCGCGACTTCACGGTCAAACCTCTGGGTGTCGAACGACTGGAGGGTGGCAAATCCTGGGTACTTCTGCCCCAGCAATTCTCGATACTGACGCAACTGTTCGCGTACCTCGTCGCTGCGCGGGCCTTGGAATTGCTTGGCAACTTCCTTGTACATGGCGTTACCAGCCTGGAACTCGGCCTGCTCAATGATCTGGCGGGCGGTCATGCGGCTGCGCTTGCCTTGCGACAACTGGCGGCTGTAGGTGACGATGTCAAAGTCGCCACCGGTTGGGCCGAAGTAGCCTCCGACATCGCGGTAACGCTTGATTACGGCACCGTTCTCTTCTTCCCATTTGCCGTAGACATTGCCAGCATCAAGACCGCCGTACTGGGCTTTGGTCTTTGCGCCAAGATAGGAAATGGCATTGGGGAAAAGTTCCATAAACCGAGAGGTGGCGGTGTCGTAATCCTCAAGACGGAACTGCTCCAGAATCTGGGCGTAGAACGCGGTCATAATGTCGCCGTCGGAAAACTCGACAACTGGTCGGGTTGGTCCAATGAACTGGCCGAAAGACCGAAGAACGGTCAGCTGGCGAGAAATACCGATGGCATCCTCAAACATCCGCTCACGGTCATTCTGATCGGACGTGTTGTAGTTGCCCGAGGCGTGGAGGCTTTGGACGACCTCGGCGTAGGTTTGGCCCATGAGTCGGCTGGTGTCTGGACCGTCCCACACACCCGATGCAAACTTCTGCAACCACGCAGGAATGAACGTCGTGCCACGCAGGCTGGGATCGCCGTACGGCATCAGCACTTCCTTGACCTGATCCATGCCTGGGACGTTGCGCAGAATGATCGCTGCTGGAACCTGAAGCATCGGTCCGATACCAGGAGTCAAAGTCAACGCCATGTTGAGCGACTTGATTGGTGCAGTCAACGAAGCATTGACTGGCCCAGCGTCCGAGCCGAACCTGTTCAAGATCGGCACCTTGTCCAATGCCTTGGCAATCGGGCCAGTCAACAAGCCGATGCCCTTGTTGGACAGCGGATAGTCAAACACATATTCGCCGGTGACAGGATCCTTGTAGAAGAAACCTCGACCATCGCCGTCGGGATCGGCTTCCTTGCCGGTTTCAACGATCAGGCTTGCGCGGCGCAGCACCTTCGGATCCGTCGCAATCAAACGCACCCAGGTGTTGAGAACCTCGCCCCACGCTTGACCGAACGGGGCGATGATACGGGCGATGTCCGTGAAGTTGTTGCGCGACACAGCCGAATAAAGCGTGATGTTCAATTCGTCCAGAGCGAAACCCTTGGCGTAGGCATCCATTTGGGTCAGGTTGATGCGGCCACCACCAGTCGGTTTGGTTGCCCTTTCCTCGATGCGCTTCCACAACTTGGTCGAACCGACATAATCATCGGGATCAAGTTTCAGATCGGCGGCACCCTTGAGAATATTGTCTCGGAATGTCACGACCGATGCGTCATCCATCAACTCAAACAGTTCACCGACGCGCCTGTAATACACCTGACGGTACAGCGGTGACCGGTCAAGGTACGCCGTCGTGTACCCATACAGTTTTCCGAAGAAGTAGTCCGTGACACGCTTCATCCGTTCGACTGTCTTTGCCAGTTCTCCAGTTCCACGCCCCTTCAACAGTCGCTCTGGACTGATCAACGGATCATATTTTGTGGTATTTGGGAGAACCGTATTTGCTTCAGGATCCTCAAGGATGCGCCGCAAAGCGTCCGACAAAGCAGGAGTTGCTTCGCCAAGATCGTCGTACGCATCTTCCATGACAAGCAGTCGCCCACCCTGAAGTTGCGTCCCGTCGTCAACATATCGACCATAAACATTGACGGTTTGCTTCTTGCCTTTGACCTTGCGGACCTCTTGACGCAGAAGGTAGACGTTGCCGTTCAACCCCTCCGTCTGGCTATTGAACACACGCTTGAACTGCTTGAGTTCCTCCACGGTCACAGGAATCTCGTCACCAGTTTGGACTGCGCGGAACGCGACAACGTCGCGCAGCACATCATTCTTCAACGCACCAACAGCTCCAGCATTGTGGTCAAGGCGGCCAGTAATGTAGGTGCGGACGAAAGTACGCAAATTGTCTACTTCGGCAAGCGAAAAAGAACGAATCGCTGGCTTGCCGCTTTCAATCGAGACAACTCCGTTCTCAAATTGAGCATACAGTTCCGACCACCGCTGCCGACCCTCGTCTGTTTGCGTCAACCAACGAATGATCTGCGTTTCATCATTTCCTTGGGCAACCATTATCGAAATCGGATCGTAAGCCAAGAACCGCAACTCGTCCGCAATCCCACGAACATAGTTAGCGCGGTCGGTTTTCGTTACGTTTGATGGTATTCCAGATCGGACTGCAACCTGTCGAGCCGTAATCGGGTCGCCACCGTAACGATGGTACGAAGCACCGATTGCCTTGACATATTCTTCCTGCGAACTACGCATGATGTTCTTCACAGCATCATCCATGATTTCGACTTGTTCGCGGCTTGGGCCACGCACCAATTTCTGAAAAGGTGCCAAAATCTTGAACGCCTCGCCCATTGCATCGCCTGCACCCTTGAATCCCGAAGCCCACATGATGTGCAGAAGTGGATGCTTGAACAATGAAGTGGGGGCCATCAATGTCAGACGTGCCTGTGCTTCAGCGACGTTGCGAATGACGTAGCCACCGGTCATCAAGACCATCGGTCGCCAAATATCCTGCTGGAAACCCTCGAGTGCAGAAAGTGGCATCCGCATCTCGCCAGTTTTCGTGCCAGTTATTCGGCCCGTCTTGATCCAACCTAATTGACTCTGCAAGCGACGAATCTGTCGTGGGTCCGGCATGAAGATCGTCCGTTGAAGCATTTCTGTGCGTAGACCTGGCGAAGCCAAAACAGCATCAACCGGTCGAAGATCGCCAGCATCGTTCGGGATCAATGCCTGCAATAGGCCGAAGTCGGTTGGGTTGCCCATCTCGTCAATGGCATATTCAGATTGGCTTTTGAGGGTCTTGTAGTAAGCGTTGAACAGTTCTTCAACAAACTCCCGATCAATCCCGCTACGGACCAATCCTTCAATCATCAGTTCGCGGAACTGTTCAGCAATCTGATAGGTGCCTGCTCGACCGCTGCCGACTGAAGCCAAACCGAAACGTTCAAGGCGACCATCAATTTCGTCAAGTTCTTTTTGGGTGGCGGCAATCGTTTTCTCCAAACGACGCGCATCAGCAAGAGCCTGACTTGGGGTTCTTGCGATAACGCGAGCGATGATGTCATAGATTTCTTGTTCTGAAAAACCAGCAAGTTCATCAATCTGGCCAGCAAGTGCCTTCTCAACAATCTCATCAATCGTATTATTAGTAATGGTCGTATTGACTTTTGCCAGAGCTTCGCGGTTGCGGGTGGCCTCAACAATGTCGTCGTATGTCAAACCCGAATATTCACGCCCGAACAAGTTTGTTGGGTCAAGCAAATCGCCAGCGTTACCATATGTCCGTAGACCGGCAAGTCTTGCTCCCTTAGCTTGTGTACTGCCTTTAGCGAACAACGGACGAAGCGTGTCGATAATGTCGGCATTGCGAACAAACTCTTCGGCAAACTCTGCGATGCTCATTTCAGCACCGGAACCGAACGTCATATTGTTCAGAGCTTGGTCAACACCCTGCAAGAACTGTTTTGTGCCGCCACGGTAGAAGCCCATACCCCTGTCACGGGCCGACTCGCCGTATTTCACCCAGCCACGACGGCTGTATTCCTGCACACGACCGCCAAGCGCATTGACAAGGTCGTCGGTTTCGCCACCAAGGCGATTACCAAAACGGTCAAACTTGCCTTTGGCGTTACGAACGCCGACCCTCAAACTTGATGTGGGACGCAAGGTTTGACGGTCCAAGCTGATGCCGGCACTTTCCATCCAGCCAACCGCAGTATCAAACGCATTCCGCAACTGACCCAACTGATTCGGTTCACGAAGCCAGTTGCGCAGGTCTGCACCAGAACGGAACGATGGTTTTTCGACGTTACGGACATACGTCTCGGCGTAACCATCAGCGATTGCCTGACGTGAAATTGAATCTGCCTCTTCCTGCAACTGCTGAAGCTGCTGGGCTTTCGGCCTGCGTTCCAAGTCGATGGTCGCTTCCGCCGCTTCGCGCATCGTCTGCGCGCGTATCGCAGCCTCTTCTGGATCCATCTCGTTGATGAGGTTGCGAGCAAACTTCTCGAGGACCGGCGCGCGTTCCTCGGGTGTGTAGCGATTGGACGCAAGCCACGCATCCATCTCGTACATTGCTTCGTCGATGTTGCGGTCGCCTGGGCGAAGCGAGATCTGCCGGTTTGGCATACCCTCAAAAAGGTTGCGGAGCAGGGCTGGGACGCGGGAACGCTGCTCAACTTTGGGCAGTTTGCTGTAGACGTGGCGGTACTTGAAGTCAGATACCTTGCTGACACCAGCCTCGAGGCCGAGAGCGGGGGCCAGCACGGCCCGCACCTCTTCGGGTGTTTTGGCATCCAACAACTGGACTTGCATACGGGTGCCGACACGCGGAAACGCTTGGCGCATCTCCCACATGTTGTCAATCGTCGCGGCTTGAGCGACAACACGCTGACCAGTCGCTGAATCAAGCCACGATTTACCAGTCTCCGCAACGACTTGTTTGGAAGTTTTATTTACACCACCAGCTGCCTCAACATTCTGCGCCGGCAACTCTTGGCGAGAACGCCCAGCGACATCATTGATAAAATCGTCTGCCCGTTGGTTGACTGCTGCACGTTTTTGTTCAACAGTTAGATCACCAAAAAAATCTTGCTCCGCCTTTCCACGCAACCTTCCTTGTTCCCACACATCAAACTGTGCTAAATCTTGAAAAACTGGTTCGCGTGAAAGAATCCCGAATACTTGTTCAACGGGTAGACCAAACTCTTCAGCAACGACATCATCGACCCGTGAAGCACCACTTCGAGTGAGTTCAAGCGCGCGTGCAACAATCTTTTGTTCCGTAGTTACGGTTGTTACTGTTTTTGCAACTTGGGTAACATCACCAGCCATCCGTGCAACATCTTCCGCTGCAAGAGGCAAAATACGTCCGGTGCGACCGAATCTGGTAACACCCTTCTTTGCCGCGCCGAGTTCTCCGCCGACCGGAACCAAAAAGTTGACAGGATCAAGACCAATGATTGCTGCCGCGTCTACCAAACCAGACAAATAGCGGTACGCATCGCTACCAGGTTCCGAAACCAACGATGCAGCACCTCGACCAATAGTCCACGCCTGACCATTGATCGTTCCGCGATAACGCCTCGCCCGCTCACCCTGCTTCTGGAGAGCCTCGCCACCCATGAAAAAACCAGAACCAGCAAGTTCATCATTACGAATCAGAGAACCAAGCGACGTTGAAATGACCAGACCTTCACGACCACCAGGCTGACCACCAGTAAATACTTGACTGGCAAGATTGACACCGATCTCGTACGGGAAAGCCAGAGCAGCCGCTGCATAGCGCGTACCAGTCTTGAACTTTTCGTAGATCTTGTCCCCCAAACCCTTCGGTTCGGCGGCCTTGCGTTGCTGTTCGATAACCAACTGTTCAGCAGCACGTTTCGCGGCCTGCTCAATAGTCGCCTCGCTTGCATTTCCTTTCGCCAAAGCAAGCGCAACACCAGGCGTGAGGTGCGGATATGTGCGGTGAATCGACGCTGCGCGACTCGCTAGAGTTGTCGATGCACTCTGCGTGTAACCTTTTTCGCGTTCTTTACGCTTTTCTTCATATGCGTAGACCGCATCTTCATCTTCAACAGTAAGCTCAAAACCCATTAGACACCCCCGTCACGGAACGCGCTGATCAAATCTGCCAGATCCTCATTCGGGAATTGGCGATAAATTGCCAGCAACTCGTCCATAACGGGGTTGACCGGCTCAATGTATTTCGGAATGCCGGCTTGCGCTGCGGTGCGACCTGGGCCGAAATCGGCACCATCTGTGATCGGTCGCGTCATGTCGCTCGGACCGTACAGATCACCAAGTTGTCCTGGTGCTACACGAACACGATTGGAACGCTCCGCCAGTTGAGCAGCAACAGCTCCAGCCTCAACCTGAGCCGGCGATGCACCCATCGGGACCGCACGTTGCGCTTCCATCTGGCGTGTCGCCTCACCGTAGGTCTGACCTTTGGCGGCCTGACGGGCAATCTTTGCGGCGGGATTACGCAGATCGGACCGATTCGCGTACGACTCGACGTTCGACATTTAGGCAGCACCCCCAAGTTGAGCCAACAATGCTTCAATTCCTTGCGGTGCAGCAGGTGCGGCAGCCGCTTCGGGCGGCGGCGCAACCGGCATTTCCGCACCCATACCAGGCATCGCCAAACCAGGCATCGTCTCAGGTGAACCCTGCGGAGCCTGCGCCGCTTGACGTTCCTGCGCGCGTTCGTTCGTTTTACGCACAGCCTCATACAAGCTGACGTTCTGCTCGACAACCAACTGCGTCAGGTACGCAAGATCGTCCGGCTGGTACGGACCCTGCGGATTCGCGGCCTGCTGCTGAATGCTTGCCAGCAACGCAGCCTCGATACCTTCCGCCGTGATGCGATCCGCCTCAAGTTCGGGGTCTGCGATCAACGGATCTGCTTCACGCGCCGACTCTTTCGACATGAGTCCAGTACCCAAACGCTGACCGAGACCGATAACCAAACTGTTGACATCGGTTCCCGACGCGGGGTAGGTGACGTAGTGGAAGTCGGACTCCCACAGTTTGTCCGCTGTGTAGTCAGTCTTGCCTGCGTTCTTGTGGCCGGCAATGAAGAACGACTTCGGTTGACTGCCCCAGTACGCTTTTTCGATGGCGATAGCGATGCGATCCTCTTCAAGCATCGATGACTCGAATGTCGCTTGTGCTTCCTGCACACGGAAGTCCACCGTTGCTGACAACACAGACTCGCCGCGACGACCGGTACGGATGTTCGTACCTGATTCGCCGCCAAACTCTGCGGGGATCGCACCCTCGAGACGTTCCTGACGTTCGATACGGTCAAGAGCAACGTCGGTTTTGTAGCCAGGGTTGGTCTGCAACTGTTGAATGTCGCCACCCTTGACGATGCCGAGCTGGCCGATCTTGCCGTCAGCGACCTGAATGATCTCAGGGTTCTCAGCAGGACGCGCAACAAGGTACTCGTCGGGGAAAATGCCACGCTCAATGGCGATTTCGGTCAACGCCTGCAACCTCGCACGGGTGTAGTACATACCCAACACGCCGTCGAACTGGCCGCGCGGACGATCAAGGGTGATGCGCTGCGGCACAACCGCCAATGGCATCCCCGTACGGTTGATCACACGCTCAAGTTCCATCACCTCGAGAACACCCGTGATGTTTATTCCGAAACTCTTTTCCTCACCCAATACGCAAAGAACGATCTCGTCGTAGGAGACGTACTCAAGGAGGACAAACTTGGTGTCAGGGCGGACTTTACCCATCCGCAGTTTGCCGGCCACGATTCCGCCGTAATTGTCGAACAACCATTTGGCTGTTTTGGTGTAGGTGAAAATGCAGTCATAGGGAACGGGGTTGTCTGGATCCTCGTCGGGGCAGGGGAAGGTATCCAGCGGGTTGCGGACGTGCCACGTCGGCACCAACCGCTTGAAATCAGGCTTGATCACAACAGGAGCAGACGAGTATGCAAGCAAGTGCCTCGCACGACGCTTCATCTTCATCTTCATGCGGTTCTGATCCCAGATCGACAGCATCGCCTTCTTGCGGGTGCGAGCCATCTCTTTCGCCCGCTCGGATCCTTCGCGCAGCGGCGGGAAATACGGCGACGGCATGGTCGAAGAAATGCGCATGGAGAGCTGGTCAAGACCCTGCACCAGCAAGTTGGCCACGGAGGCTTTAGCGTTTCGGTCAAGTTCGTTCAACGGTATGACAACATCGCCGTTTGCCAACTCACGCACGTCACGCATCTGTTGAAGCACCGGCCCTTGGGCCTCAAGACGCTCCCTGTACAGCGCGACAATCTCTTCTGCTGTGATCATTTACCGACGCTTTCAGACATGGCCGAAAAAATCATACACTAGACAGCCAGCCACGTCGGTCGCCATTGACGCGGCGGTGCTTT